CATATCTCAATGCATCAATCAAGTGATTCCATTTATCCTCTGGCTTATTCAGGAGGTTTCCATTCTTATCCTCCATCCATTTATAATTCTCCATCTCCTTCATCAAGTTAGCCCCTAAGATATGGATCTTGTATCTCTTTAACATATCAATTCCTGCATTGACTGAATCTGCTCCTTTTGCAGTAGGTTTGATATTCCATCCCATCCTATGCAGTTCTTCTATTGATTTAGGTTCTGCTGAATCTCCATAGATCTCATCATATCTCCCTATCTCTAACTTCTTAAACTCTCTGTCTAGATCCTGATTAGTTAGCCTAGTAGAATATAGCAGTTCCTCAAAATATAGATTGTTCCCTTCCTGATAGCATCCTACCAATGCACTAGGATCATTTGTGAATCCAAAGTCTAAACCAAATGATAGGAACTTAGCCTGATCAGGAATCTTCTGGATAGTTGTGAATTGGAATACCTGTGCCCTGTTTGTTCCTCTCTCTCCTAACCCATAAACTCTCCAATAATGCTCATCAGTTTCCTTCAATCTCTCTATCTCCTGAATGATAGTATCATCTAAGAATGGGTTATCTAGATAGGTTGTTTGATAGAAGTCTGCATCATCTCTTGGTATCACTCTGTCATATATCCAATGGAATGTATCTGAGGGATTGTAATCCAGAATGATTCTGCCGTTAGTCCTGAATACTATTTGCTGCCAATCTTCAAAGGTGAGTTCATTAGCCTCATTCAAGAAAGCAAGATCTCTCTTCCTACCTCTAATCTTCTGAGGTTGGTCCATAGATATAAACTCTACAAGATTGCCATTCAGGATATATTCAGAATTGGATTTATTATGCTTCTCCTCCTGATAGATTCCTGCTCCCTTCAGGATATCAAGAAAGTCCCTCATCACAGAAGAACGAACCGCAGGGAATGTCTTTCTAGCTATTGTGATTGTCTTGCCCTCATGATTAGTGCAATAATAGAAAATGAGCCAAAGGAGAATATTGTATGTCTTTCCTGACCTTGTACCTCCCTGCTCAACTATGATCTTCTTATCTGATCTCTTTAGATGTCCATAGACCTTATTAACTTGGATCTTGCTCATCCACTTCTTCTATCTGGAAGGTCTTGAGTCCCTCATGAGATATCTCCTGTCTCTCCACATATCCTCTCTTCTTTCCTTTAGTTTTTAGATAGAATATCGTTGAGGTTGGATTCCCTCCCTTTATCTGTTGATGTAATTGTGATTCTGCAAAATCAAGTGCTACATTGGATATATCATCTACTGCTCTCTTATACTCAGGATCATTATCTAGCCATAAATAATGAGTAGTTCTTCCTATTCCTACGCTCTTACAGGCAGATGTTACTACTCCTAGAGATTTCTCTAAGGCTTCTATCATTGCCTTTTTATGTTGTTCAGTTTTGTCCATCAAAGATTCAATTTTATTGTGAACTCATTAGCTTTCCTCTTCGCTGATGAGATCATACTAGGATATAATTTAATTAGTCTTTTGATAGCATCTCTTTCCATCTCAATAGTTCTGTAATCCTTACATCCACCATCTGTTGTCCAATGCTCATTCTCCCAATGCAAATATCGTACTGCTAATATCCCTCCCTTATCTCTTATATGCCTCAAGCAAATCTCATAATCTTCCTTCACTTTGAAATCAGGATCAAATAGATATTCTCCATCATTAACTATTCCCATACATGATGCAGTAACATAAGACCTTGTTAAGAATGGTTTGTAAGGATAAGTTCCTCTAGGTGAGGATTCAGTTCTTGTTCCCCAAATTTTGTAGCCTAACTGCTCTGTTAAATCAAAGTATTTCAAAAACTCCTCAGCCCAAAATCCTTCATCCCTGATCTCAATCTTCTTAGTCTTTCTCTCCTCTAATTTATTATATCCTACATTCTTCGCATCATCATCCAGAAACACAACCCATTGCTCATCTGTATTTTCTAGAATCCAATTCCTTGTATCAGTTATTCCCCTGACTTCCTTAGGTACGCATTCAATGTTTTTTACTATCCCCTTATATTGGTGATATTCACTCTCTGGAATAAAGAATGTGCTTAGATTAGGTAATATCTTATTTGTTGTGGTGAGTCCTGCTCTTCCTTTACTTGGTACTGCTATCAGCATTGATTCTTTCTTTTAGATCACTCCATTCCAAAACTCTCTCCAATGATACTGCATCAAATGCTGATCCCTTTTTATATCCTCCTCTTCTAACCATCTTCAGTTGTAGAGTTTCTTTCAGATCTTCCCAATCCACAGAATTAGGCTCTGCCATAATTAGGATGTATTCCTTTGGAGGTTCTACCTGAACACTTTGAGGTAATTCAATCTCCTCTCCATCTTCTAACTCATCTACCTCATCATCTAGATTAGGAATCTCTAAACCCCAATCCTCAAGATCCTGAAGATCCCATTCATTAGCCAACAGATCCCAATCCCATTCACCAAATGAACTATTATCCTTAATGATAAATTCCTTCTGTTGTTCCTCTGTGAGATTATCTGCAAAGATTATAGGCACTTGTTCAATTCCTGCTTCCTCACAAGCCTTCAATCTCATGTTTCCTCCCAGAACAATCATATCCTTATTCACTACAATAGGTCTAAGTTCTAACATCTGAGGAAACTCCCTGATGCTCTTCACTAACTTCTCAAACTTATCTCCTTTGATGAATCTAGGATTATCAGGATTTGATCTTACCTGTCTGATATCTACTCTTTCCATAATTATAAAACCCTATTCTTTTATGTTGCGTTTTCTCTCCTCTCTGATTATTTTGTTAATCATCTGCTGATTCATCCTCCTCTGTGATCTATTAGGAGTTGCAGGAGCAGGAGGAAGATCCACAAAGTTAGCTAAGAAGTTCTGCTCATCTCTAGATAACTGACCTCTCATATGCACCTGAATCAGTATATGCAATAGCATCTCTAGATTCTTCCTATTCACTAAGGTTTGTTCACTCTTACTCATCTTTTTTTGGCTTTACCTTTTTAAGTAATTCAGTTGTTATTTCTAAATGAGAAAAGTACACTTTAGCATTAACGCCATAAGCATACTTCTTTCTCTGTTTACTTGTCATGTTAGCCAATGCCATATATTCAGTTAACCTACCCATTATTATTTTTTTCCTTAATTGCAAACTGCTCAGGCAGAGATTGATTAGAGGGAATAGCGTTGTATGATAATTGCACACCCTCAAGAGCAACTCTAGCATTATCAATAATATTCTTAGCAATACTATTCATTGCTTTAGATCTATCAACTTCTATTTTAAGTTGATCCTGATTTATGTCCTCCTCACCCAATCTCTCAAGTTGTGCAAACAAATGATTATTCAAATCTGATAAAGTGTTTTTAGCCATTTTGTAATTTATTTAGTTGTTTATCTAGTTTATTGACCAAGACCATTGATGGAATAATCTCTTTAGGATAATTCATCTTTGAGTTTCGGTACATATTCTCTTCCTTACTGATGATCTCTAAATTCTCAATAATAACATTCATACTATTTTTATCTTTAAAAGCTACAATCATATCCTTTGGTATTGAGCCGTTATGCTTTTCCCATAATACTCTGTGATACAATTCCCAAATTCCCTTTTCTACTCTTATGTGTTTGTAGAATCTACCTGAACTATCTTTGCGTATTGAGATTTCGCCATTTACTTGTTTAGTATTATGAGGAATGTTTCCTTTCTTAAACCTAGTAGCTTTAGTTTTTTCAATAGCTTCTTTAGACATAAAATCTATTTGCTTTTTGCCCTTATTGAATGGAACACATCCTTTTTGCCTTCTGCTCTCTTGTATTCTCTTTTCAATAACAGATCTAGGAATCTCCAAATCATGCTTTTTCAAAAATCTCATGATCCTTCCAAAAGAGCAATTAACCTCATCTGCTAAACGCTTGACTGGCTTATTAAGATATTCTCTCTTTATGTATTCCTCTTGTTTTTTTGTGAATGGTATGAATTTTCCTTTTGGCATCACATTCTTATTAGCCTCAATCTCCTTTGATACTTTCTTATCAATAGTGCTGAGTTCGTTATTTGTTTCTGGATATCTTCTGTCCAACCAAATCTTGATGCT